CCAGAAAGCACAACCCCGCCAGCAACATAGTTGGGGCCGGAAACCTCGCCGGTTGCCGTATAGGCGGTCGTGTTTTTGTTGAGGTTGGCATCAGCCTGCGTATATAGAGCGATCTTATATGTGTCTCCAGGCTGGTGGACACCGTTCAGCAGGTCTAGCTTGAATTGGATGGTTGGTCCCTGAACGACAGCCATTTAGTCCTCCACATCTTCAGGCGCAATGCCCATTACGCGACCTTCCTCGTCACGGTTGATTTTGAAAGCACGCTTCTTGTTCTGGTTGAGATTGATTTCAATGGCCTGCTTCTTGGTTTCCATATTCATCTTCTCAGACTCTACCAGCATCTTGTTGGCTTCCAAAGCCTTCTGAGTGTCCAAAGCTGCTTGCAATTCCTCATCCTTGAGGCCATAGGCATCCAGCACCTTGCCCAGCATCTCAGTCTTGAACGGACCCGGTTCGGCCTGCTTCATAACTTCAAGCATCGCATCACGCGGAGCCGTTTCTGCCCGCTGCTTCATCCGCATCTGGTTCTGGGCTTCAGCCATCGCAAGCTCCTGTTCACCCTGAGCCTGGGCAGCCAACATCTTCTGTTCAGCCACGACCTCAGCCGGGATGGCAATGTTCTGGTCAACCATACCCTTCGCCCGCATGAACAGGTCAAAGATGCGGTCCAGATTGGTGCGTTCCGCCCACTGGGGAACCGTTCCAATGATCTGAACCAGATTCAGAAGATCGCCGACCAGATTCTCACGAGCTATCAAGCCCTGGAGCCCACGGGCATTGATTCGATAATCGCCCATGATCTTCGGATCATCCGAGAACATCTGATAGAACTTAGCCATCGCCGTAGTCAGCGGCACAATCAGATACGTCTCGAAGTTGTAGATGACCGTCTTGAGCGCAGTAGCAGCAGCATTGAACTGGAGAGTAGCGCCTTCAGCCGTGCGGTTGTGGGTTCCCTGCCCGCCCATGCCCATCAAGGCATTGGGGATGCCAGTCTGTTCCTGGATAAACTGGAAGTGATCCCGCTGAACAGTCTCAATCTGGTCAAGGCGGCACTCTGGAGTGAAGAAGTCAACTGGCTTCATCTGGGTCTGGATTTCGGGTTCCTCAACAACCCAAATCTTTCCGGCCTTCATCTCAATATCACGATGCCCTGGGTGTAGACGGCTCGGGTATACCACAGCCATCGGGCGAGACGCCAGAGCCATGTTATCCATCTTGGCCCGTTCACAGGCATTGATGGCATCCTGGGAGTCAAACATCATCTCGGCCACACCCATGCCCCAGATGCTATTGGGGACCTTCCGATAGGGAACGAAGTAGAACGGGATACGATTCTTGTGCAGCTTGCTAACGCGAACAGAGATGACCTTGTGCCCGATCTTCCAGATCGCGGCCATGACCTGCTCATTAAGCAGTTCTTCAGGAACATCCTTGCCACAATCGCGCAAATCACGCCCGCTGATCCAGCCCCAACGAATCAAGCACTGGAACTTGTTGGAAGGCCCATGCGTCTGCGGCTTCGAGTTCACCGTATCCAGCGTGGTTTCCCACCACTCAGGCGTATAGTTGCCATTAGGGCTCGCATTGAGCACTTCATCAATGGCTTCGGTGTCGAACCCAGGCATAGCGCGGAGATTGCGCAGCTTCGGACCCGACATGATGTTGCGGTGGATCACATAAGCGCAATCCTCAACACAGCGACCAGCGGGATCAGGGTAAACATCCCACGGAGAACAGTATTCCACTTCGGGCTTATACTTCTCATCCTCGACATCGGGGTTCTCAAGAGCCTTCAGGGCCTCTTCCATCCCAAGGTTCTCGCGCTTCTCGGCAGCGAAAGGCCCAGCCAAGATGCCAGTCCCATAAAGCGTTGCGTCCAGAACGGACATCTGGAGCTTGGAAGCATAGTTCGTCTCAACGAACCCATCGTCAACATACATCGAAAGACGATCAGCCCGAAACTCGGCTTCCTTTCGGATCGCATCCTCGATAGCAATCTCATCTGCACCTTCAGCAACCAACTGGGCTGCAATAGACGGGATCGTTTCACGAGGGGTCGCATCAATCGTGTAAGGCTTGTCCCCAGGAAGCATGAGGACTGGGATAATCATGGAAACGGCAGTCTGAATGCGGGGAGCCGTGACCTGAACAAACGCCTTGGAAGTCGTCTCACCACTGGAATGAGACGGGTCATACATGCCCTTCAGATTGTAATGAGCCCGAAGGAATATCTTTTCCTGCTCAAGCCGTGCGGCCTTGGCATCGTTGAACTCAGTATCAATCTTCTGGGCAAAATAGTCAGGCTCAATCTTCTCGACCTGCATTTCCAATTTTTCTTCCATCATTCAACCCCCATAGACGCGGATTATAACACGATAATCAAATGCCCAATCGTTTATCAAATGGAACATGTTCTTTTACAGTGAATTGGAGAACTGGCTTCTTAGCCCCAGGAACCACCGCCTTATCAATGTGGGCAACCGCATGCTCAAAGGCGGCAATCGTATCGTCCTTAACGCGAATGATCGTCCTGCCATCTTCCTTGGTCTGATATGTTTTCATCTCCTTGAGCAACTGTGGGCACTTGTCCTTGAAGATGTAAAGCCGACCAGTTGACATGCGCGACCGGACTTCCTCGATGCGAGCCCAGCGATCCTTGCCAGCATTAAAGTTCTTCATCCCAAGTTCTTCATACAGTTCAGCGGTTGATTTACCAGTCTGACTAGAGCGGTTATATGCGTCATGCGACATGGCATACGGAATATCCTGCCCCCAACCAATCAGTGCTAGTTTGTGTTCTGGAGGGGTTCTATTGGACACACAGTATTCGTTGTAGATGTAGATACAGTCAGCATCACGATCCCACGCAGCCGCAACAACGGCAGTTGGATGGTTCAATCCTAGGTCAAACCCGAACAGCCTTGGCCAATGTCTCGGCAGTTCAAACGAGTCACAGGTGTAATCCTCTAGCTTCGCCTTGTAAATGATGCGGCTTCCCTTCATGGCAACGCCAGTTCTACGCGCCATTCGCTCATCTTCTGGGAACCCGTCAAGGATTTCTTCAATCATTTCTTCCGTCAGGAACGGGCAATCATCCATTGAGATTGCAAACTTCTTAACAAGATTACTCTCCATAATCCATTCATATACCGGGTCATCATTAATGACTGGCGTGAAGGTAAATACCATCGTTCCCTTCTTGACCAGCAATCGGATCTTGCACTCATTCACGATTGCCTGTGGGGCCTGTTCGTCGAAGTAAACTCGATCAATCGTGGAACCCTGGAAAGATTCTCGTCCCTGGTCAAACGAGAAGAACTGGACAGTTGAGTATCCACCAGAAACGTGCTTGATCCACGCCTTATTGATGCACCCAGGAGGATTGCCCTTCTTAATCATTTTATCTAGGTCAATGCAGTCCTTCGGTATGAATCCAGTCCCCATCTGTCCAATCGGCCCGAATAGCTTCTCCTGGAGTGTGTCTCGCACACGCTCGCTTGTTTCACCTACAATCCAAATATCAACTGGCCTGTTATACCGCTTCCCAGCCCAGTCTTTATGATAGATACCAGTCAAATGCGATGCTTCTTCAAACATTCCACTGGTTGTCTTCCCAACCTGGTTTGCAGCAGTAAGCGCTTTATACCTTGAGTCGCAATTAAGGTAGTCCCACTGTTTATTATATGGAACCCAATCTAGGATCTTGGACTCTTTTTTTAGCTTGGCATATGCTTGTGCGATCTTCAGCTTTTCCCTAAGTGCTGCATCATCAATCTCACTCATCATCGTCACCCACAAATGAGTGATAATCATTAAGATCACCAACCATACGCTCTTTAAGCATTGTCACCAGCCCCAACTGCTCTGCGAACCGTCCGTCTCGGTGGTAAGTCACATTCCCAGCACGATCCGAGTATGCAATCACAAAGCTCTTAATGTTCTTAGATTTAGCAGCCATCGTGGCCAGATTGTCAATCAGATTGTCTGCGCTTTTAGGCTTCATCTTTTACGACCTCGCCATCAATGGTTTTCAGTTCTGGATACTCAGACTCAAGCTGGCGCAACTGCTCAAGCATCTGTTCACGGGTCATGCGATCAGTAATATCCTCAACCTGCTGAACCTGCTTATCAAGATACTTCTCATTGAACTTAGCAGCAGCCGTTTGCAGCGTTTCTACCTGTAACTTCAAAATCTGAGCATTGGTTCTCTCGCCAATGACATCGCCTTCCTTATTAAACACAGGCTCAGTCGGCCTAGAGTTCATCGCAACATGCAGACCTTGTTCATAAAGAATGTCACCAAATACCTTCTCAGCCTCTTTCAGATCCTCATCAAACTTGGGATAGCGCCTGCGCCAAACCCGCACATCAAGAGGATCAGGCCATCCAGGATCAGACTTCAACAGTGCTACCAGCGGAACGCCAGATGCGATCCCTTCAACGATCTTGCCCATGACCTCAGCACGAGACAGAGTCTCGCCAGCTACTTCATAGACCTCACGGATCTTAGTAAGATCGTGCCCACTACGAACCTTCAGTAACTTGTCCTTGACGCGATTCTTGGCAACCCAGATGGGCAGATTCATGGTGTATTTATCTTCAAACTTGGCTTCCACCGATATCTCATGGCCCATCTTTTCAGGCTGATAACGAGCAGCCATCGCCAAGTGCATCGGGCTATTCTCGTTCTTATACTCTATGATTGATTCATCTTCTTTGGCGGTCTTTTCGCGTGGGGTATCACTAAAATCTGCCGCCCGAGCAATGCCCTTCTTGCACGAATTGCACTGAGTATGCTTGGCTGGGTTCCATTCTTTACAGTGTGGGCACTCCCACTGGGCACCAGGATAGCGCCTATTAATTCCTTCGGAGTCAATCTTGTATCTGTATTCTTTCTCAGTCTTCGATTTCTTCCCAGCCATATCCGCACTCTACACATTCTTCATTATGGGCAGCGTTCACTTCTCCACAAACCGGACACCTCCAGGTATTCGGAAAGAAGTATTCATCAATCGTCATTTCAGTCTCCAGGCGGTATTCTACCAAGAATGTTGTTGANNTTGAGCATATCTGACTCAAGTTCCATGTCTCGCTCAATCTTGAACTCGAAATACTTGTTCCCACCAACAAGTGCTGCCAGAAACCAGCAGTCGTAGTCAAGCAAGGCCATATACCAGCGGCATTGGTATTCATAGTCTTTTGGAATCTCCCCTCGTTTGTATTGGGCAGCATATCTCTCCCCAGCCGTTTTGATTTCCAATCCCTCCCGCTTGCCATAGATCAAGCGATCCGGGGTGCCACAGCGCCATTCCTTCTCCACATAGACACCATCCGTCAACCATACCCCATGAGTCTGATGGAACTTCAGGGCTACATTCTGCTCAAGGCGGTGCCCCCATTCGATGTATTGGTTGCTCTCAAATGGAGCCCCAATTCCCATCTTCTGCCGCCATAGATCCATTGGCGTCCTGAACTTGGAGAAACCCAAGATCACACCCGCATCCGTTCCAGAGATCCGCTGGCTGCGCCGCTTTATCCATTCCTCGCTACCAATCATTATCACTCTCCTGATATTCATATTAAGCATTTAATGAATCCACGCAACTACACTTTCTTTAGTACGAATGTCTTCGTAGGCGCGGAATACATCGTACTCTGGATCCACCTAAGAGCGTCAAACCCATACGCGCCGAGAACCCGCACTTTTAGTGATTAGCTACCAGCCCGAATGAGCATCTTAATTTGAGGTATCGGAAATTAAATGATTAGCTACCAGCAAGAACGGGCGAAGCACACCTATCACCAAAACCCACCCAATCATGGAGGCAAACACTAATCGTATCGGAGAGGCAAACCCTGTAGCGTTCCCCACTTCGTGGGGCCCCTTCGAGATATATACTTTAACTCAGGTAGTTAATCTCTAAGATTCGCGCGACCCCAAAAGAAGATTACCACTGGTTTCCAAAAAATACATTTGTCACAAAAGATTGCATTGTCCGAAATTGAAATNNAGAAATTGCACACAATGCAAGAAAATGTTACTTGACGCAATATTGCACGGACATGCAATTTCACATTAAGCGTTTAATGAATGAGCGCAAGACCAAGCATATCGGGCTACGATACATCGTATTACTACTGTGGTAGAAATTACCACACCGTGGTATAAAATGCACACTTTTATCCAGAAAAAAATGACTTATAATTCCTTGTATTGGAGGTAGCCAGAATGGCAAGCGTCATTCGACAGACCGGAGGGGAGGCAGGATTCATTCCTGTTACATACGCCCTTCTCCCTATGGTCTGGGCTGGTTCCATTCCGAGTGGGGTCACACCCCACACCACAGTCACGGTCGGGGATCAGGCCCCTGTGGTGCCCTCATTGGAGGGGAATACCGTTGCATGGGTGGAAGCTCATGGAAGGCGGTGCGTGTTACATTCGCTGCTAGGTCTTACTGGAGGCACGATGGCTTCCAAGATGGCCGACAGGGAAGAATCGATGGCTTATCGGTCAACCGGAGCCGTTCGAGTGGTATTCGCCACAAACGCACTTGATCCCGCTAGGAACCTCAACGTAACGCTGGTCTAACCAGTTCCTAACCTCTTTCCCTTCTCCCTCTCAAGAATGATCCGGCCTGGGCAACTGGACACTTGAGAGGGGGAAGGTTTTGAATTTCCTAACGTAACGGGAAAAAAGAACCAACCTTAGGTCGAACTTAGAGAAAGAGAATAACCTTAGTACAAGTACTAGTACT